TACCTGCGCTCGCCTGGTTCCTGTTCTGATATGCTCTTGAGATTCGCTTTCGGTTTGCCTATTATTGTGGCGTTTCCGACCTCCTGTGTTGTGAGCCCGCGCCTGTATTCATAGCGTAGAATGTCGAAGTCCGTCTCGCAGTCTGTTACGCGGATCTGCACGCGCGATCGCTCTACAAAAGAGCCGTCGTCCCTGGGCTGACTCGGGCCAGAAATCGTAATCGCTCCTGTTGTGCCTGGTGTGCCGCTTTCGTTTCCAGCTGCATCTATGGCCGTTACTTCCCAGTTGTATGTTCCTGCAGTCATGGCCGGAATAAAACACTGCGTGGTGTCAAAGTAGCCCACAACGTTATCGCCTTCAGTCTCCCTGACCTTGTAATGTTTGATCGGGAAACCGTTTGCGTCCTTGCAGTCGTCCCAGTCTACCACCACGCCGTTATCTGTTATGTCGTATGTTACTGTGGAATCTTCCGGGACGCTGATCGCCAGGACTGCATTTGCCTCAGTATCGCTTGTGTTTCCGCTTGTGTCTTTTGCCTTGATTGCAAACTTGTAAGTGCCTGCTACAAGCGCATCGGAAAGAAAACTGCTCACGTCTCCGGTTTCTCCGCTGTCTTCGTTGACGGGTAGCATATCGTCCCAATCATCGCTGGTCTCACCATACCTCACTATGTAATTTGACACATCGCGGTCATCGACTTTTGTCCAGGAGCTCCGAATTTTTTCACCCTGAATAGCAACTGAAAAGCCTGTTACATCAGACGGGTCGGTTGATTTCCCTATTACCGTATATGCTGTCAAAGCCCCGCTGCAGGTGGTCCAGTCGCTGGCCAGGCCGTAGGCAGAAATTGAGCGCACCTGGAAGTCATAGGAAACGCCATCATCAAGGCCGATTACAGACAGCTCGTTTGCCTCTGCTGGGACAGCCGGGTCTTTATGCCATTGTGTTTCATCGGACCGCTTCCAGCGCGCCTGATACCATTCTGCGGGAATCCCCGCCTGAGTAGGCGGAGCAAAGGAAAGCAGCGCGCGTGTAATCAAGTCGCCCTTCCGGCCCTGCCTGATCAGCACTTCCTCGTTACTCCGGATGGTCAGGAGTGTCGGAGCGGGCGGGTATTTGAGCTTTTGCGCAGTCGGCAAAGTGATTGAACTAGTCCAAGCTGGAATCTCGCCTGTATCAGCCGTGTATATGGCTGGCCCCTCGTCCTCAAGGATCAGGGTGGCGGCCCGGTTGCTCATAGGACTATCTGCTCTGAAACTATGTCATAGCTGTTATCAGACTTTCTGACCGTGATCCCGTAGTCTGTGCCGCCGCTCATGGCGCACTCATCGTCAACCGTGACATGAGTGCAACGGTTAGAGCCGTCAAGGGTTACCGCCGTGATCCTGCCGCCACAGAGTCCTTGTTCGAGTCCGGCGTTGTTGAACAGAACCAGGTCCCCGCGCCCGTCAATCAGCATGTGCTCAAAATCCATGTGAGTCGTGATTGTGCGCGGCCTGTGTTCGAGCATGGCGGCTCTGTATCTGCCTTCCTTCCACACCTGGTCAGGGTCGGTCACACCTTCAAGCATTACCTTTTCCAACTTTGTAGCCGAGTTTTCATCATACCCGCTGAAATAGACTACCCGGTTATCCTCGTCATAGTCCGCGTCCTCGTTCTCGAAATAGATGTCAAAGGCGTGCGGCTGTGCAATGAATTTTTTGTTGATTTTCGAGTCCCAGGAATTCCGGGACGTGATCATTTGCTTGATGTCGTCGCCCTGGTCCACGTCTTCTACTATGCTGAGCTTGCCGTCCCGAAGTGCAAACGACCCGCGCCCGGTAGGTGCTATCAGGCGTAGCATTTGCTTTTGTGTCGTTTCGCCAGTCAAGACATAGTCAAATTTATAGCCTGCAGCTGCGCAATTAGTTGCCCAGGTGGAAAAAGCTGACAAATATATACGGCTGTCTGCAATCGGATTGAGCGCGCCCCTGCCTCTGACTACATCCAGGTAACACCATGCAGTGTTCCTAGTCTTGGAATATTTCCAGAGGTATACGGTGTCTCCAGGGGCCTCGTCTGCAACCGTGACCAGGTTCGTGAAGGTTGCCGCAAAGCTCGCAACACTTGCCACCTTCGCCATGGTCGCGCCCGCATCCCGTCTGTAGTTCCAGTTGTTCGCGCTTTCGTCAAACCCTGAAACCTGTACGTAATCGTTAACATCCAGGAGCGTGTCCAGATTCGTGCTTGAGCTTATCCAGCCGTTTGTCGAGTTGACAGCAGTGATATCTGTTGCTGATCCCAAGTATTCAGGGTGGTACGCTTCCACAATGCAGTTGAACTGGTCCACGATGCCCGAAAGCTGATCTGTTGCTTTGATGCACATTTCTACCATGGCCATTCCGTCCATGCTCACAGGGGTTGAGGCTGCAATTGATTTCAACTGGAAAAAGTAGAACGTGTCGTAAACGGTGCTGTCTGTGGAGTCTGCCGTATTGCGGGTGATCTTTACGTCATACTGGCCAGAGGTTACGTCCCAGGTGTGGTTGCGCCACACAACAGAGTTGCCCTGCTCAGTCACTGTTAGGGTTGTAGCTGTACTCCAGTCCTCTTCTCCGGTCGGGGAATATTCAATCTTGATTGAAACCGTCTCGCTTGAAAGATCGCCGTTTGCCGCCAGGCTGAACAGGCCTTGCTTGAAACACAGGTCAACACTGATCCGGGTCGTGTCTTCCTGTGTGGTCCTGGTGACGGGCGTCCCGTTTTCCACCAAAGCGTCGACCGATTCAGAGTGTGTGTCGTTCGTGTATATGCTCAGGGCCGAGTCGTCTGGCCAGCCCTCGAACGTGTTGTATGAAACATCCGAGTAATCGTCAATATCAGTTGTGCCTATTTTCATGTCCGAAATGTCTACTGGGCCGTATCCGATCAGGAACAGGCACAGCAGATATATGTCATTGCCTCTGATTTCCGTGTATGGCTCAGCGCCGAAAACGGGGAACATCTTGCGCTTGCCAAACACTTTTGGAACCGGCCCGTTCGGGTTCGCCGTGTTCCTGATCCCGGTGATAGAATGCGTGCGCCCTGAACCGTCCTGCACATTCCTGGACGCCATAGGTGCAGCGTTCGCCTGTGGTGCAATCAGGGACTTGCTCAGCATTGAAGCTATTGCAGTTGTGACTAAGGGGCGGGCTATGCTCGCAGAGGTCCAGAGCCCGAAGTGCCCGCCCAGGATCGGGCCTGCTATCCATGAAGCGGTTGCAATGATAGCGATAGAGGTCAGGGTCTTTTTGAAGTCCTTTCCCCCATCGCCACCACCGCGTTGAGGAACGCGAACAACATGAATCAAACACCCAGGGGGCGGGAATTCTGTACTAAACTGCTCATGCCCGATGATCCTGCCGCCGATGTGAACAGCACCGTTGAAAGTGCCGTCAAAGCCTAGAAATTGTAATATACCTGCGATATTCTGAGCTATTCCGCGCCGGCCAAGCTCTGCGGGATCTACAGAAAATTCCTGCTTCGCCGCCTGGAATGCAACGGTTTGAATGACTACATTATATTTGCCCTGGTCAAGCTGCATGTCTGTAAAACCCCTCTACCCTGTGGACCCATTTCGGCCCCACAAAGCGCTCTATCCCCACACCTGCGCCTTTCCACATGTGCAGGAACTTGTCGTTTTCCAGCACCAGGCCGATGTGCGAATTGAAACCAATGATCCGGAATAGCACCAGGTCCCCCGGCTGCGGTTCCTGTACGCGCTTGAATTTTCCGCTATGCTTGAATATCAGCTGTTCCAGCGTCTCCCTATCCTTGATTGATGCGTAGTTTTCATCCAAAGTCGGGAGGTCCTGCCCGAATATTTCACATGCGGCCAGCCTGACCAGACCGTAACAGTCGCACCCGCTCCAGCCCCTACCGCAATCCGCCCAGGGAATGTGATAAAGCCGTTCGGGGATCTTCAGGCGGCCGCTCATCCAAAAAGCCCTGGCACGTTCGAGGGAGACATGCGGTCGGCAGGATATCGGTCATTAAGAAAGTCCTCATATGACATGCGTCCTACAACGGCGCGCCGGTCATAATCAATGTCATAGAGTTTGAATTCATACGGCCCGCGCTCGGTTGTGTCCGGAGTGCCCTGCAGAGCCTCCCACAGCGTTACGGTTATTTCGCTCATTCCGGACAGGCTTTCAACCGCTTCCAGGACCTGCCTGTTAATGTTTCCGATCGTGACATTACAGACAGGGGTGCTGTCCGGCGTATCCTCCGGCATGGAAACCTCGAAGTTATACCCACTGTAAGTGTTGCCGTCCCGGACAACATCCTCTTTGTTATTCACAAACCGCAAAGGCGTGACCAGGTCGTCATGGGCGATTTCTATGAAATGCAGCAGAATTTCACTTGTATTCTGCGCTGTTGCTGCTGCTGTAAATGTTGCAGATACTGCCACCACTCCCCCCACTCTGTTTATACCGCTGTCAGTTTATCGAGAATAACCTCGTAGTCCTTGACCTCTCCCCCGTGGAATTTGATTGGTTTTGGTCTGGCTGCAAATTGCCAGTTATAAGTGGACCCGCTTTCCGGATCATCCCATTGAAACGTGCTGTTCCCATAGTCTAGGGTGGTCTCGTAGAAGGTGTCCAGCGTTGACTTGTGCGTGCTGGTTGTGAGCCTGAACACCATTCTAATGCGGTCTATTGCAAGGGATGATGTTTTGCGCGTTTTCGGCGGCCCTGATTCCATTTCAGAACGAAGGGTAATATCGTCAGGCTCGGGTTGATAGCCGATCTTCTGCGGTTTCTGTGGCAAGCCTACAGGCCATACGGTAGCCATGTTTTACCCCCTGCCCACTCGGGCTAGGCCGAAGCTGTTTCCCAGGACACTATCGAACTCACCTGAGCCCATAGCGCCCTTGACTTCCTCAATGACTACCCGGATAATTTCGCCGCTGCTGTTCTGTGTTTTTGAGACTTTCAGCGGTGCCGAGTTCGCCCCGCGCTGGTCAATAATCTGCACGGTTGAACCGCCGATCGCATGGTTAGGAATGACCGACCCGGATGATCCCGGCACCACGATTTCAGGGCCGCGCTCCCCTACCATGTACGGCTGCCCCGCTCGTACAGGGCCACCAGCTGCGCGCCCTGAAAGCCAGCTCTCTATCCCACTGAACAACGGCTGCGTGACAGTCTTGTTGATATAGAGCCTCAGCATGCTCTGCCCCACGTAATCAAAGAAATCACCGAAGGCGTCCGCCCCATCTCTGGTTACGCGCATGATTGCGTCAGTGAACCCGTCCGACCAGTCGTCAACCATGTTGCGGTTTTCCTCGAAAAAGTTAGAGAATGAATTGCTCAGGTTTTGAGCTGCTGCTGTTCCGGCGTTTTGAAGCCTTGGAAAAGAATCTCCCAGCTGCCCGACACTATCAAAAGCATTTCTCATTTCAATATCAAGCGCTGTTGCGCCCATCGTCACCTCGGCAAGTTGTTGCTCGTAGGTGTCCCATTTCTGCCAGTTCAACACGTCTTGGAAAGGATCGCCCGCTTTACTCGGAATCGTTATTTCAGGCAATGTAATTCCGGTTGTAGCACCACCCCCGCCCGATTTGCCCCGGCTGCTTGAATTGATCCACTTTGAGCCTGGCTGGGATTTTCCAGTGAGCCAGTCTAAAGTGCTTTGCATGGCGTCACTCTTGCCTGCTTTGCTCAATGCTGCAATTGAGCTCGCCCCAGGAATCGCCATTAGCCCGATTTTCCCTGCTGTGCCGGCAACCTTGGAAAAGGTTTCGAAGTTGTCGTTGATGTCCTGCAGGATTTCGTTCAGCCATGTAAAACCCACATACAAAGGCGCACCCTTCTGCGTTAAATTTTTTCCTATGTTTTCCAGCAGGTCGCCGAATTCCTGTGTTGTTTTGTTCCTCGTAGCCGTGAATGTATCGCCCATAGCCCTCGAAACACCGCCGTACTCACGGTTGATCTCTGCAAGTATTTCCTGCTGCGCTTCCATGAGCCGCCCGGACTTTGCAAGGCCCTGGATCATTTCAGTCTGTTCCTCGTTGAAGGAAAGGCCAATTCTGCGCAGTGCCGTAAGCCCGACTATAGGATCGTTCAAAGCCTTGCCAAGTTGTATTGTTGCCTGGTCAAGCCCGCCAAAAACTTTCGCTGTGTCCAGGACCGCTTCCATGGCTGCGGGCATAACATCGCCACTGATCTGCGTGAAGGTAAGCATCACGGACTGAGCGTTGATCAGCATTTCGTCACTGATCCCGGTAGCTCGCTGCGTCTCGGTTGCCCACGACTGGATAGCTTGGCTTGACATTCCAGCAGCCCCGCCAGTTGCCTTCAGCACTGCATTGAGTTTAACGATTGCCTGTTCATGTTGTGCCGCTGCGTCCACAACCTTTGTAAGGGAACGGTAAAGAGTGTAGGCCGCTGCCCCGTACAAAATGCCTCGCACATACTTTGCAGTTTTGCCGAATTTATCCAGGGCTGTGGTGCCTTTGTCAACAGTAGCGCTTGCCTGCCTGGATTTGTTCTTCACGGCGTCAAAACCACGCCCCGCTTCACGAGACCCGGTTATAACGCCGTTGGAGTCTATCTTTAGTCGCAGTACAGAAACTTCAACTGCCATGCTTGCGTTTCCTCTCTTGTTCCTCTTCCCTCAGTTCCGCTGCTTTCGAGTCAAGAGCCTGTATGATGTCGATAAACTCACGCAGGTTCCTGACGCCGTTTTCCTTTCCGTAAGCCGTGATCTCGGACACGGGTATACGCCCGTTCATGTTTCTGCTGCCCGAGAGCACGCAGAACGCGGCCCAGGTTGGCTGCAGGTCCGGGAACAGCTCCGGAGGATTGATATCTACAGGCTTTCCGGAACGCTTCCGCATTCTGATCATTTGCTCTGTGCAATCCCCGTATTTCACACGCCATTCCAGGACCTCAATCAGTTTTTTATTGCTGCCTCTTGGTCTGCCTCACGGAAATTCTCCCAGTTCACAGTCAGCGTCCATATGCGCCGTCTTAGGTGCGGGAGCGCGCGCAGAAGTTCAGCGGCTTTTTCCGGACTGTAGGGGATGTCCTCCCCGGTTTCGTTCTGCACGTTTTTCCAGCCCTGCACGATCTTTTCAGCAAGCGCCTTTGTCTCTATCTCTTCGCGCGTTTCCTCGCTCATTGTTCCCGCACTCAGCTCTACCCTATATGGTCGCAACAGCTCAGCATGGTACTGTTTGAACTCGGGGTTCCCCTGGTATGCAAGCAGGAACTCAGAATCGCCCCATGGGTCAATTGAGAACCACTTGCCGTTCTTTTCTGCGTCCAGGTCGGTCTTGAAAGCCTTGAATATATCCACCTTGGCCCCCTTACGCCGCAATCTTTGTGATCTGGCATATTGCGGATCTGCTTGAGTCCTCATATGCCGTAATGTCCGCCGTCACCCGCACGATCTCAGTAGTCTCGGGGATGTCTACACCCTTATGTTTGCCATCGAAATAACTCAATACATAGTAGTTGCTGCTTGAGTCTTTGATCACAACATCGTATTCCTTTTCGTTTTGGCCTTGCATGTAGTCATAGAATGTGTCGTTTTCGAAAAGGAGGTCAGCTTTCAGCATGGCGCGAAACTTTCCCATGCCCAGGGTGTCGGGATAGGTTGAATCAATGACCTCAGACGGGATCAGGTCGCCTGTAAATGTGAAGTCCAAAGACACGTCACCCACACCAGAGCTTGCATTGTCAATGTAGAACGCATCCACGCCAGTCCCTGTAATCATGGGGTTATTCGAGCTTGCAGCGGTGTCTGAGCCTGTGCCGATCGTAGCCTGCGCCAGGGCGTGCGTTTTCCCGTAAAAACTTGTAGAACCTGTAATCCGGCCCTTAGACGGTATATTGATTGCAAGGCTCCGAATAGTCATGCCCACAGCGCTTTCAAACTCAGCAATATTCGTGTATTCATCCTCGATGCTGAATCCCTTGAGCGTTGATCCGTCACGTATGTAATCGCCCACAATGGTTATTGCGTCGCCCGCTGCTTCATCTTCCAAGTCCAGCCAGCCGCTTGACAGGGTCGCTTTGTTCGCGGCCAAGGCGGTTACTTTTGCCAGTCCTCCGTTTTCGCTCTCGGTGGCCCCAGAAACCTTGATAATCATGCCAATAGTCATATTGTTTGATATGAAATTGGTTGACGTGCTTGAAAGCGCGTTGTCAGTGGCGTTAAACGCTATGTCCGTTTCCCCGTCAATGTCCACGGAGGTCCAGGAAGATGCACCCAAAGCGTTCTGGAAGATATCCGCCATGCAATCGCAGAACCGGACGTTGAAACGCATATCACCTTCAGCATGCTGCGCAACTATCTGGTGGTCCTGCTCCCTGCCGCTGGACTGAATCTCGTCATCCTCAGCAATGTCGAATACAGGCTTGATCTTCGCGCTTGTAACCTTGAACAGTTCCAGCGCAGAACTGGGTGTCGTCCCCCATTCGTCTTCTACAAGAAGTTTGATATCCCTTTCGTGCCCGATGTTTATAGACATTTCCGTTTACCTCCCGGTTTTATCTTATCCATATCTTTGAAAGGGGAAGCTGATGTTTGTTTTCAGCCACCCATCTTCTGACTCATTCGGTCCTTCCAGATTGTGTTCATCAAAATGCGTGCCCTCGACCGTCTGATTTTCGAAGATCGCCACAATGGCGTCCGTGTAGTCATATATTGTATTCAGCCCGGCCTGATCTTCCGGGTAAAACAGTTCGACATCAACAATTCCTGTGAATAGTTTGTTGTCGGCACTTCCCAGTTCTACACGCTGGCCGCCGGCGTTCAGGATTGTAAAACGCAC